CGTTTCAGTTTACATTCAATTTTCATCACACCCCCCTCGTTATAAGACCGGGGGAACCCGTAGGCTCCCCCGTGCCAGGCTTAGAACTGAACGTTGTGGTCAGCTGGAGCCATCACTACACGGACGCGGAGGCGGCCAGCAGCGGCGGTTGCAGCGTCGGTCACGACCTTCGCGCCGATAGAGCGGTTGTACTCGGCAGCCTTGATCTTGAAGGCAGTTGCAGCACTTGCGCGAGTTGGTGTGCCACCCTGGGCTGCGGTGGTATCGTTGAACAACTCGGCGCCACAGGTGCGGGTCGTATCAGCGGTGTCGCCAACAGTGCCGGACATCAGGCCAACATCCAGCACTAAGGCTGGGGAGGCGTTGGTGTCCAGATCATCCGGAACGATAACGGCGTCAACGACCGTATGGCCGGCCGGCAGGATGCCGAGTTCGAAGATGTTGTCAGCTTCGATTTGAGCGGCAGTCACGTCGATGAAGTAGTCGTTTACGACCAAATCACCTGCGCAATCGCCGGTCACGGTCGGCAGTTTGCCGATGATGAACTTGCTTGCGATGATGCTCATGCTAATTCTCCTGAGAAGATGAAGTCCCCCCCAGCGTTAGCCGGGGGGATCAGCCGTTAGGCTGCGTTCGGGTCTTTGGAAGCGGTGTCGATGGAGATGACGCCGAAGTCCTTGCCGTTGAAACGGGTCTTCTTGATACCGCCAATGAAGCCCGAAGCGACGGTCGGCTCGTTGCCGTAGTCCTTCGTGTTCTCTTCCCACGAGTAGCGCAGGCCACCCGACGTACCGTAGGCGACGACAGCAGCCTGGCGACCCATCAACAGGGCGCGAGCCGCGTTGACGTTGCCGCCAGCGCCGTAGTCGTTGAAACGGATCACCGAGCGGTGCTTGTGCAGCACAGCGCCACCGATCATGCCCAGACCACCCTTGAAGATCGGGTTGTCACGGCCTTCAGCAGCAGCAGCGGCCTTCTGGATGTCCAGCCAGCCCGACGTGTCTGCAATACGCAGATCGTAGGCTTGGTCAGGCGACATCACGACGACGTATTGATCTTCCGAACCGTTGCTTACCGGAACCATGTTGGCGGTTTCGGGGTTGCGAGCCTGCATCATTTCAGCTTTGTTCAAAGCCTTCTCGATGATGGCACGGGTCATCTTGTCAGTGGCAGCCAGTCCAGCCTTCGAGGTTGCAGCGCCACCAAACAGCAGGTGGTCAGCATCCGGGGCTTGCAGAGCGTTGCCGCCGAAGCCGGTGTAGCTGGTGTCTTCAATGAAGTCTTCGTTGATGCCACGAGCGCCCGACAGGTAGATGAAGAAAAGCTCATCGACCAGACGTGCGAAGTAGTCACCCAGACGACCCTTGGCGACCTGACGCATATCGTGCGCGGTGCGCTTACGGCTCATCTTGCCACCAGCCGAAGCGGCGTGACGCACTTGGTCAATCGTCACTTGGTCGGTGTAGAAGCGCAGGCTTTCTTCCTTGCCTTCCAGACGGGCATCGCCGTAAGTAGGCTTGTTGCGCATCTGAACGCAGAGGTCGAAGCTGATGGTGTCACCAGCGTCCGATTCCAGTTCAGTCTTGCGCTGGATAACGGCGTTGTCGCCTGTGCCGATGAAACGGTTTTCGAAGTACGATTTTTTACGAGTATCGACAGCTAGGTTGGCCGACCAGCGCTTTTGCGCTTTTGGATCGCCAAAGGGGATAATCGTTGTTCCCATGATGAGTGTCCTTTCATGTTGATTGAAATTCGTCCGACACTCCTGCGCTGGGCGACTGGTTGTATTTTCACGCTATTGGTTTGATTTTGCAACCATTTAGCGCAAAAAAAATCACCGCTTGCCGGTAATCCCGACAGAAGCCGCGATTGTCGCCGTGTTCTGGGCTTTGACGCGGCTGACAGGCACAGACTTGTCGGCCTGGATGGCGAGACGGGCAATCTTGCCTGACTTCTCTTCGAGCGTCACCACGGCGACGTTGCCGATAGCGATGCTTTCTCCTGGTCGAATTTCAAGTTTGAGCACGGTCAGCCGCTCCCTGGTCAGTGGTAAAAGTCCATGATCCGCTCACCGAGCACGGCCGAATAGTCGTCCATGAACGTCAGCTGACGTGTCAGGCGGTGTCGCTCGCTTGGGTCAACCTTGTCAAAGAACGGACCATTGATGAAGGCAATCAGCTTCGCTCGCTTGTAATCGAGCTCTGCCTTCTCGCCGAGGACGCGGATTTGGTGCGGCTTCAGGCCGGTTACGTCTCGCATTTCGACGTAGGCCGCCTCGAACACGTCTTTCGGACTCCACGATTCATAGCCGTCCGCATAAATGACGCGGTAGCCGTGCTGGCCTCCGCTCTCTTTCGGCTCGGCCTGAATGATTTTGGTTCCGATGTAGGTCTTCATTCAGAGCCTCACGATGCCAGATAGGCGTTACGTTCAGCCTCTGGCAGCTTCATCAGCGCTTCCTCGTAGGCCAGCGGGTCGGAGCTCGCCATGCGATCCAGCACGGCGTACTTGCCGCCCTGGGTGTCGTTCTGGTCAGCTGCCGGTACGTTCGCCAGATTCGGCGGCAGGTTCGGCTTGGCGCCGGCCCTTGGCTTGCTGGTGTTCGCCCTGGCCTCAAAGCCCAAGTCCTTGGCGATGTTCTCATTCGCCTTGGCTAGGATTTCACGGCCGGCTGCCGGGTCGGTGCGGTTCTTGAACTCGTCAAGACCAGCCACGCGGCGCACCTCGATGTCGAGCAACTGGTACATGCTCGGGCTCTTCTCGGGGCTGTAACGCGGGTTGTCACGGATGAAGCTATCAACCGTGGCCTTCCAATCGTTCGCCTGGCGCTGGGCTTCCATCTCTGCGGCCAGCTTGGCCTTTTCCACGCCCCACTCGATCTCGCGCTCCTGTTTGTTCAGGGCGTCGAGCTCGGCTTGGTATTCCTTCGTGGTGATGTCGCCGTCGTCGAACTTCGCCAGCAACTCATCTTTCTTGGTGGCGATGCCGGTCAGCTTTGCTTCGGCGTCTTCCGGGGCGTTGACGACGAGGATCGGCGCGCTTGCCTCGAGGCCTTGTGCGACAGAATCCCCAGCGGCGGCAGCGTCTTCGCCAGCGCCTTCGTTATTGCCTGCATCGTCGCCATTTCCAGCGCCTTCGCCTTCGCCTTCACCATCTGCGCCAGCGTCGTCTCCGTCGCCCGCAGCGTTTCCATCTTCTCCATCGCCTTCCCCTTCGCCGTCGCCAGCATTGGCAGTAGCTTCGCCCTCTTCGAGCGCAGCACGTTCTTCATCGGTCAGGCCATCGTCGATTTCTGTATCAATACCCATGTGTGCTTCTCCTGTTTATGGTTAGGCGGGCATAACTGGTGCGGCCCCGCCGTCGGCCGCTGGTTGCGCCATTTCTGGCGGCATTTCGTTTGGTGCGGTTTGCTGCGGTTGGGGTGCAGGCATAGCCGGTGGTTGCATCGGCAATCCCTGTACGGCTGGATTGTAACCTTGCCAGCCAGCCTCCCCAAGTAAAGCGTCTGCGACTTTTGCAATCGTCGGCATCTGCACCACGGATGTCGCCGCGGTCATGGCGACGTTGGTGGCGTTGATCTTGTCGCCAATTGTCTGAGCCTTGATTCGGTCGGTTTCGGCTTCGGCCTTGGCAGCCTTTGCCAGCTTTTCACGCAGGCCAGCCTCGAAGTCGGCCTGTTGCAGGGCTTGCGCCTGGGCGGCGGCTTGTTGCTGCGCCATCTCTTCCGGCGTCATCTCGGTGGCGTCCGGGTCGCGCTGGCCGGTGATAGCTCGGATGCGCTTCACGATCTCGTCGCGGTTCGGCACGTCCATCGAGTCGACGATCAGGTCGAGCATGACCATGCCCACTTGCTGCGGCATCTTCGCCACCAGTTCGGTGAGCTCGGCGACAGCGGCTTCGCGCATGGTGGCGCGCCAGTCGGCTTCGGAAATGATGTAGTCCGCCTTGGTGCGGGTGATGTCATTCTCCGGCAGGCCGTCGTTGATGACGACAAACTCGGGCGATCCGCGCTGGTTGGTGATGCGGAATTGCTTTTCTTCCGTGGCGAACTGCTCGACAAGCGACAACTCGATCTCGCCGCGCAGCTGTTCGGCCAGGCGCAGATTGTCGAAGAAGCGGGATGTCGCCAGACTGCCCTGCTCTTGGCGCTTCTGCACCGCAACACCGGATACGGCGTTGGTCGTGCGACCCAGTAGCTCATCCGTCACACCGCCGACCTGCTGGATCATCTGGATGTTGCGAGTGGCAAGCTCCAAATGCGCCGGGGCAAGGTCACGATCCGCGTTCAACACAAGCTCTTTGCCGGGGCGCTTGATGATAATGGCGTCGGAGCGCGAGGCTTCGGCGGCAAAGTCCTCAATCGTGGTGCCGTCGGGCAATGCGCCCTCGTCCATGATGACCTTGTTAGACGACAAGATGTGCAGAGCCTTCGCCATGCGCTTGTTCACGTCGTCCTGTATGTCGCGCAGGCTGCGGATCATGCCATACGGCAGACCATCGCGGCCGCGCTTGTAGCCCCAGATCGGCACAAACTTAAACTTGTTGTGGCGGTACGGGCTCGGGCTGTCCCAAAGCAGGTCAGAGTTGGTCATAATCGCCACGCGGGTGCGCATCATAACCTTAGAGACCAGAACGGCCTTGCCGGCTTCTACGGCTTCCGTGTGACGTGGATCGCTCTCGTCGAAAATCTGGCCGTTGAAGGCAGAGCCTCGAATCCGCTCAACCTTCTCGGGCAGGCGATACCATGCCTCGATCAGGCGAACCCGGCGGCGGCGGTGGGTGATGATCGTATTCAGGGCCCCGTTGCGGCCTCGATCCCATTCCGGCATATCCATTGCCAGATCGCCGTCAATGCCTTCGTTGTACGAATAGAGCGAAGCGTCAACTACTGCGTCTTCCACCTGGGCGGCGCGGGTTGG